CCACCTCAGGAAAACCGTGGTGAAGGCCAGTGAGGCTTACGGCGTGACGTTCTTCGCGCTGATCCATGACTCCTTCGGGACCATCCCAGCGAAAGCCGGGGCGATGTTCCGGGCTGTGAGGGAGACCATGGTGGAGACCTACGAGAACAACGATGTCCTTGCGGACTTCCGCGACCAGTTCATGGACCAGCTCCACGAGTCCCAACTGGAGAAGATGCCAGCGCTGCCCAAGGCGGGCACCCTGGACATCCGCTTGATCCTTGAGTCGGACTTCGCGTTCGCCTGAAGCAACACCCCAACGAAACGTAAAGCAACGCAACGGACTTCAGTGAGCGGAACTTAAAAACCCTCACTGAAAGTCAACCCAACACACTCGGAGTTCAACGCAATGCAAAGCAACCAGTTTGAGAAGCTCTCCCGCTCGGCCAACACCCGCCGCTCCTTTGAGGAAATCGCTGAGCACCGCCAGCGTCGTGGAAAGCTCAACAAAACCCAACGTCAAGCCCGCATGGAGTGGAACTAACATGGCCGTTCAAGAAGTGATCCTCGCAACCAACCCAGCCGGTCCCGTCGAGTACAGCGAGAACGCAGTCAACAAGGTCCTCAGCGAAGGCTACCTGATCGCGGACACCAAGAAGGATGGCGTCCAGTTGAACCTCTGCGCCCACATTCTGCGTGGTCTGGGAGGAGCCGCCCGTGTCCAGTTCCTCAGCCGAGCAGGTAAGTACCTACCGGCCATCCAAAGGGCCTGGGAGGGTTCGGTCACTGAGCTGCACTTCACGAAGCTCCTTCAGGACGACATGTGCATCTATCCTGAGGGTTTCATGCTCCAGGCCGAGATTGTCACCCCTGGGTTCCCCGCTGAGGTGACCGCTGGCAACCTTCGCCGCAAGTCGAAGCCCCTGGACCTGAACAGCATTGAGATTCACGTCTTCAGCGTGGTCCCGCTGGATGTCATCGAGTCCGGTGAAGACCACAACGTCACCCATGCGGTGATGAAGTACCACGTTGAGGCCATGGTGGGTCTCCTCCAGAAGCACGTCCCCCAGATCGCTTGGAAGACCATTGAATCCATCGACGTGTTCACCCAAGAGGAACTCATGGAAGTCTATGAGGCTCGCCGGGAGGCCGGGGAGGAGGGCTTGGTGGTCAAGGACCCGAACGCCATCTGGAAGCGCGGCAAGAAGGTCGGCCAGTGGAAGATGAAACCAGAGGACACCATCGACGGAAAGGTCGTGGGGATCATCTGGGGAACTCCAGGGCTCGCCAATGAGGGCAAGGTGATCGGCTTTGAGGTGGAGCTGGAGGACGGCCATGTGGTGAATGCCTGTGGCCTCACCCAGGACCAGAAAGAAGAGTTCACTCGAGCTGTGGCCGAGGCGTCGTACACGGAAGACAACAAAGGGTGGCGGGGAGAGCACATGCTGCTCCATCAACGCGGCCTTGTTTCCTTCGTAGAGAGCATTGTGAACCCATTCCAGGGCTGGGCCGTGGAGGTCGCCTTCATGGAACGCTTCAAGGATGGTAGTCTGCGGCACCCTACGTTCAACCGCTGGCGGGGCATCTCGGACCCCACAGTGAAGGAGTAACACCGATGCGCGCTGTTCAGTTCCTTGCCTACTTTGTGGCCCTCGCTGTTGTGGGAGGAGTCGTCAAGGTCTTTGGGCTGGGCTACTGGGCAGCGGCAGGAATCATAGGTGCGCTCATCGTGGCCCGCTTGATCCAAGATGCCGTGAAGCGCCGCTCTGGGAAGCCAGAGGAAAAGCCAGAGGCTCCACGGGAAAACCACTGGATCAAGTAGCAACAACTTAGCGACACCCTAAAGAAGGTCGGCCCTAACAGGTCGGCCTTTTTGCGTTACAGGGCCTCCGAAAGTGGCCGTGAGATTTAAAACCCTCACTCAAAGCGAACCCTCGCCAACCACTTTCAATCCGCAAGGAGGCCCTATGCCAAAGGTTTATCCCTTCGCTGCACGCCAGCAGCAATCCGCTCAAGCCAAAGCCGCCAATCAGGCGTACTTCCTGGCCGCTCAGCAAGCCCGCAAAGAGACCAGACCGTTAGCTCCACAGGGTTCCTTGTGGTCCCGACTGAACGGCTATGCGGTGGCCGGTCTGGCACTCCTGATGACCCCAACGATCCTTCTCGGCCTATGGATGTTCGCTCATGGCAACTGACTTCGTGGGCAAATCGCTGGCTACCGGGGACGCCGTTGTGTTCATCCCAGAGGGACGCAAGAAGTTCTCCGTCGGGACCATCAACCGGGTTTTCCCGCAGAAGGTCGAGGTGGTCTACGAGACCCACCACAGAGGTGGCAAATCCACCGTTTCCATCTTCATGTTTCCTGAGGATGTCGTCCATGTCTGAGGCCACCTACACGGGTGGCTCCGTGGACTACTACAAGGTCCGCATCGAGAACCCTACCGAACCCTACCGCTGCCCGTATGACGCTGAGTGCAACGACATCGTTGAAGCGCTCGGGATGAGCTTTGCCGAGGGGAATGCCTTCAAGGCCATCTGGCGACGAGCAGCAGCCCGAACTCTCGGGAAACAAAAGCGCGGATACGACCAAGGCCTTTATGACGCCGAGAAGGTTGCCTTCTTCGGTAGACGCCTCGTTATCCAGTCGCAATCCCAACTTTCTAAGGAGGCACCTGATGCCTGAAGTCCTCAAGCAATACAAAGCGACCGTCACCGTAGACGGCCACAAGGAGGAGGTCCCCGTGTTCGCGGAGAACCTCGATGCCGCTCTGGATCAAGCCGAGGCGGAATACGGTGAGGTAGACCGAGTGCGTCCCGTGGTGGCCGCATGAAGTTCGGCCTGATCGTCAACTGGCGTTCCCTCTGGGTCGGTGCTCACTGGTCCACCTTTAACAAACGCCTGTGTATCAACCTGATCCCTTGCGTGACCCTCTGGGTTACCGCTGAGGGTGGAAACGTCCCACTCACGAGGTATCGCTGACCATGAAAATGGCCCAAGGCAACACCCGAAGTAAGCCCGATGGCTTCCTCCACCTGTGGAACTTCGCGGCAACCAAAAGCTCCGGTCTGGCCGGTGCCCTGTTCAACTATGTGATGACCAATCGGCAACGTGAAGTCGTTGAGACTGCTTTGATCGAACGAGCCGAAAAGCAGGACCAAGTGGACCCCAACGGGGCACCCACAGCGCACTTCAGGCATGAAACTTGGCGGTTCCGTAAAGAGTTCCTGAAGGGTCACTTCAAGGCGGTCGTCTACGGCACCTTCAAGCTGTTCCGCCGCAATGCCTCCGAGCTGATGGCTATTGAGATTAACCGTGAGTACATCCAGACGGATGCCGCTCAGGTTCGCTTCCAGTGATAGCAATCTGGGTCTTCTTGACCCTCCTCGCCGCTCTCCAAGTCCTCGCCGTGCTGTGGGCCTTGTGGCAAGCGCTCTCTGAATAAAACCCCTCACTAAAGCGGAACCACCGCGACCAATACAATGCAACGCAAAGGAGAACCTAATGAGTTTCCAGAAGAAGGAGTTTTTCTTCACACCCAAAGGCACCGTTGAACCCTACTGCTACATCGCTAAGGCTGACTTCGGCCAGGGCACCTTCGCTTCCGAGCGTGGCAAGTACAAGATCAACCTGACCGTCCCCAATGATGCAGCAGCTCAAAAGCTGATCGACCGGATCGTCCAGTGTCACGAGCAGGATTACGCCAAGCGTCTCGCTGAGCACAAAAAGAACCCGCCTCAGGTGGCCCGTGGCAAGAAGGCCCTGACACCGTACCAAGGCGACCTTCCGTTCTTTGAGAACGAAGATGGCACCGTAACCTTCAAGTTCTCCAGCTATTCCAGCTACGAGAAAGACGGTGAGGTCATCCCGATTGTCCTCAAGGTGGTTGACGCCAAGGGCAAGCGCATCGAGAACGTCCCGAACATATCGGGCGGCTCCGAGGGCAAGGTCCGCTTCTGCATGATGCCTTACGGCTGGTCCAACGTGGCCGGTGCGAGCGTCAAGCTGCAACTGGATTCCTTCATGCTGACCAAGCTGGTCGAGTTCGCCTCTGGCGGTGACGACTGGAATGGTGAGGAAGAAGAAGATGGCTATGTAGCCGATGAGTCAAGCCAGCGCGGTTCCCCTAAGTCCGATTGGGACGGTGAGGAAGGCGGGGGTGAGTACGAAGATCGCAGTGACGACAACGGCGACTTCTAATGGCTACCTCTCGAAGCCGA